CCAGACAACCATTGAGATTGCCTCTACGAGCGATCTGACGGCCTCTGGAGTGATGGTTAACTCCGCTGGCGCACTTCTGACTGCGACTTCGGCTGTTGCTATCGCTGCTGGCATTCGGTTTACTGATAGTGCTGCGATTAATGCAGCATCGACGGTCACTTGTAACGCTGTCAGGAAGTGGGAGCCTGTTCCTGTAACCCCAGAAACATGGACACCGCAGACCGACACAAGTGAGACTTGGACACCGATTGCTGCTGTGTCTGAAACGTGGACACAAGTTGCAAATACTAACAAGACATGGACTGCAATTTCTGATACAGCAGAAATATGGCAGGAAGCTGCATGAGGTAAAAGATGGCTGATACAACCACAACTAATCTTGGGCTTACCAAGCCTGAAGTCGGCGCTTCTGCCGATACTTGGGGGACCAAGCTAAACACTGACCTTGATTTGGTCGATGCGCTGTTCGCTGCTGGCGGCACAGGCACAAGTGTTGGCGTCAACGTAGGTGCTGGCAAGACGATTGCCGTTGCCGGAACGATGGCGCTTACAGGCACGATTACTGCCAACGGCAACACTATCAGTGCAACTGAACTTAGTTATCTCGATGGCGTAACCTCCGCCATTCAGACGCAGATCAGCGCCAAGGCAAACACGGCATCGCCGACCTTCACTGGCACGGTGACGACAGCGACGACTGACCTTCTTGGCTCGGTTCGCTCAAACATCACGGCTGTTTCTGCAAGCGCGATTGACTGCTCTGCTGGTAACTTCTTCACGAAGACCGCATCTGGTGCGCTGACTTGGACATTCACCAATGTCCCGTCTTCTCGTGCATTCTCACTTCTTCTTGAATTGACCAATGGCGGCACAGGCACACAGACTTGGCCCGCTGCTGTTAAGTGGCCGGGGGGAACTGCTCCGACACTCACGGCATCTGGTGTTGATGTTCTTGGCTTCATCACTGACGATGGCGGCACAACATGGCGCGGTGTCGCCCTTATGGTGGATAGCAAATAATGCTTGACCGCATTTTGATTGGTTCTTCTGCAGAGCCGACAGACCCTGACTTTAAGAACGTAACGCTGCTGCTCCACGGCGATGGTAGCAACGGCGCACAGAACAACACGTTCATCGACAGCAGCACGAATAACTTCACGATTACCCGCAACGGCAACACGACGCAGGGTTCGTTTTCTCCGTATGGCAGCAATTGGTCTAACTACTTTGATGGTAGTGGTGATTATCTCAGCGCGCCTAGCAATACTGCCTTTGATTGTGGAACGGGTGATTGGACGTTTGAGGCGTGGGTATTCATCTCGACACGCACCAATAGCTACCCTGTTGTATTCGGTAACAATCGTGGCGCGTGGACAACTGATGCGTTGGCGCTAACTGTAAGCAACGCAGATAATGCCGCCTATAATGACAAATTTGTTTTCGGTTGGAATAACGGAGGGTTCACCAGCCCGTCAGCCGGAACAAGCCAGCTTCTGGTCGCAAGTTCGACGAACAGCAATAACACTTGGTATCACTTCGCGGTGGTTCGCAACGGGACATCAATTAAGATGTATCGTGATGGCGTTCAGGTTGCCAGTGCTACTATTTCTTCTGGTGCTACATTCAACTGGGGCTATAACGGCGCGCTTCTTGGTGGCGGAAACTGGGATGGCGCTGGCAGCTACTTTAACGGCTATATCTCAAATGCGCGGTTTGTAAAAGGCACAGCAGTCTACACCGCAGCCTTCACGCCAAGCGCCACGCCACTCACAGCAATCACCAACACCTCACTGCTGACTTGCCAGAGCAACCGCTTCATTGACAACAGCACGAACAACTTCACCATCACCCGCAATGGCGATGTGAAGGTAACGAACTTTGCTCCGTTTGCGCCTTCGTCTGCTTACAGCACCAGCACGAATGGTGGCAGCACGTTTATGGATGGTAATGGTGATTACCTGACATTGGCGTCTAATACCAATCTAGCGCCCGAAAGCAGTGCATTTACTTGGGAGTGCTGGTTCTATCCCAATTCTTTTGTCGGGAACACGGGCGACGGTGATACGCTGTGGCTTACAGCGTCTGGTCTTCAAATTGGCTGCGATGCAAATACCGCAAATTGGGGTATGGCCCGCGCTGGTGTAGCATGGCGCTTGCAGACATCTACTTTCCCGACAAATGGAATGTGGAACCATTTAGCAATCGTCCGATCTGGAACTGGATCAAATCAGGCTGCAATTTTTCTAAATGGAACGCGGGTTGCTCAAGGAACTATATCTGACACTCTTCCCGCTGGATCAACAAACGTATTTTCATCCAACGGCTCGGCAAGCAACTGTATCGACGGATATGTATCAAATCTCCGTTTCGTAAAGGGAACGGCTATTTACGATCCAGCGAACAGCACATATACAGTTCCAACAGCGCCATTAACCGCAGTTACTAACACGCAGTTCCTTTTGAATGGAACCAACGCAGCCATCTTCGACAACTCAATGAAGAACGACCTTGAGACTGTCGGCAACGCTCAGATCAGCACGAGCGTTAAGAAGTTCGGCACGGGTTCGATATATGTCCCGAGTAGCGGCGAAGCGCTGTATATCCGTCCAAACCCATCGCTTGCTTTCGGTAACGGAGCATTCACGATGGAAGCATGGGTATATCCAACAACACTCGCAGGGGCAAAATCGATTTATGAATGCCGGGCATCAGGAAGTTCATCTAGTGGATTTTCGTTTCTCGTATCATCTGGAAACTTGGTTGTATATACCGCGGGTGCGTATTTAGCTGCGTCATCTACTGCAATTAGCGCAAACACATGGACGCATATTGCATTAGTCAGAAGCGGAATTGGATCAAATCAAACAACCTATTATATTAATGGCACGGCATCTGGCACAATTACAATGTCTGGAAACTTTACAGATGCCAACAGTATAACGACGAAAATTGGTGAGTTTTGGCCCGGCTACATCGACGACCTTCGCATCACCAAAGGCGTAGCCCGCTACACCGCTAACTTCACGCCGCCCACTGCGGCATTCCCGAATAAGTAATCGGAGGCAGAAATGATTGTCGCAATTGTTAACAACGGAACCATTGAGCAGACAGGCGATCTGTTTGTCCTGTTCCCGAATGTTTCGTTTCCCGCTTCTGGCCCTTCGGAAGAATGGATGGCTGAGAACAACCTTGTTCCAGTGACCTACTTCAAGGCGTATGACGCAGCCACACAGAAGCTGGTTTCCTGCGAAGCCTATCTGGAAGGCGGCGCTGTATACGCTGTGAACGTGGAAAGCCTTTCTGCTGACGAACTGGCCGCTAAGGATGCGTCAACGATTGCCGCCAACAAGTCAGTCCGCAACAAGAAGCTGGCCGACTGCGACTGGACGCAGCTTGCTGACGTTAACCTGACGGCTGATTGCAAGACTGCTTTCACGGAATACCGCCAAGCGTTGCGTGACGCTGATATGCTTGCGCCTGTATGGCCGGACGCTCCCGCAGAAGAATGGGTTGCCTAACAATGGATATGTCATTCGGCGTTGATACTCTTCTTACTGTCATCGCTGGCATCTTCGCCATCATTGGCGTTTGGAACCAATTGAGCAACCGACTGGCTATTCTTGAAACTAAACTGGAATACGGCGACGAGAAGTTTGGTGCTATCGACAAGAAATTCGATGAAGTCATGATGCACTTGCGCCGGATTGAAGATAAGCTGGATAACAAGGCAGATCGGTAATGGCGTTCAAACTTGGACCTCGCTCACTGATGAACTTGCGCGGCGTGCATCCTGATCTGGTGCGCGTTGTTAAGCGTGCAATCAGCATCTCTAAGGTGGATTTTACAGTTATTGAAGGTCTACGGACTATTGCTCGTCAAAAGCAATTGGTTGCTAGTGGCGCATCGAAAACCATGAATTCCCGCCACATAACAGGACACGCTATTGATATTGCGCCTTACGTTGGCGGAAAAGTGCGCTGGGACTGGCCGTTGTTTATCCCTATTGCAGAAGCGATGAAGGGAGCGGCAGAAGCTGAAAATGTTCCAATTAGGTATGGTGGAACATGGAAACTTCTGTCAGAAACTCCAGTTATCAATATGAGTGTATTACACAAAAAATTCCCAGATGGACCTCATTTTGAGTTGCCAGCAAATTTTTATCCGTAGGAGAAAGTGTGATGGTGTGGAAACAACATCCGATTTACAAAAATTATGCGGTATCTGATTGCGGAAAAGTTCGCCATATAAAATCAGATACGCCGAGAGCAATTCGGCACGATAGATATGGTTATGGTCGAGTTAACATTTTTCATAATGAAAAAACAATTACGCGGCCAGTGCATCGTCTTGTTGCGGAAACGTGGATAGACAATCCAGAAAATCTAAAAACAGTTAACCATAAAGACGGCGATAAATCGAATAATGCAGTCAGCAATTTGGAATGGATGACTGCATCAGAGAATACGAAACACGCGTTTCGGAATGGGTTTGTTAAAACGTGCCATCAAGTCGAGATTGATGGGATTGCATATTACAGCAAGCGCGAAGTTGAGCGCAAAACTGGCATAAACAGGTTCTCACTATGACATTAAAAGAACTTGAAGCCGCATTATTGGAGCGTGTCCGCGTATGGTGGCGGCCTATCGCCTGCGTCGGCATTGCTGGCGGCGTTGTTATTCACGGCATCGTGCTACCCCTGTGGCGGCAAGAGAGCCTTGATCTGATGGGCTGGGCGGCAGTTATTACAGCCTGCTCTACAGCGTTTGCGGTGAGAACTTGGGAAAAGCTAAATGCCAATGATTAATCCATTCATGGGCTATGTGGCGGCAGGCGCTCTTGTTATTGGCATCGCCGCCGGATGGAAAGTCAAAGATTGGCAGTGTGATGCTGCCTATGCGAAAGCTCTGGAAAAGGCTGAAAAGCAACGCAAAGAGCTTCAGGGGAAAATAGATGATATTTCGACTATTTACCAAATCGAGCGCGATAAAGCCGATGTGGTGGTCGCCGGAAAAACAAGCACGGTGCGAGAGATTTACAAAACGCTCCCTGCTGTTCCTGCTGATTGTGCTGTTGATGCTCGTGTTCTCGGGATGCTCGAAAGCAGTATCAGTGACACCAATTCCCGCGCCTCCGGCAAACTTGGCGAGTAACTGCTCTCCGCTTCCTTTGCCTCCTAAAAACATGACAGACCCAGACCGCGCCATCTGGGAAATTGAAATAATTGCCAAATATGGCGATTGTGCGCTACGTCACCGCCTGACGGTTGATGCTTGGAGAGAAGCTGTCCGTCAAAAGTGAATAGAGGGGGTTAGCTATGGCAGCTAAACTTTTATCCGACGAAGAGTTTATCAAGTTGTGGCAAAAGGCTGATGGAAGCCCACGCCAAGTTTCTGAAATGACAGGTATTCCGGAGCGTAGCATCTACAAGCAGCGTAAATCGCTGGCTGATAGGGGCATCGTTCTACAGACAAAGACACGCGGAAACGCTGGCAGCCGTGGCCCTTGGTCTTCAAATGACATTGGCCGCGCATATAAGAACCAGAACGAGATTTTCGTCGATACAGGGACAATTATTGTCTTCTCTGACGCTCATTGGTGGCCGAACCAATGGAAGACTGTAGCCAACGAAGCTATGCACATCCTGATTAAGGAACTGAAACCACGTGCTATCGTAGCTAATGGTGACATCTTCGACGGCGCACGGGTGTCTCGCCACGCTCCTATGGGCTGGTCTGAACTGCCAAGCGTCAAGGAAGAGCTTGAGATTTGCCAAGAGCGTATGGCTGACATTGAGATGCTTCTTCCCAAGGGCTGCGCTAAGTTTTGGAACGTTGGCAACCACGATATGCGCTTTGACCGGATGCTTGTGTCTAATGCGGCGGAATATGAAGGCATCTTGGAGCGATTAGAGAACAAGTTTGACCGCTGGGACTTCGCATGGTTGCTGATGGTTAACGACGATGTGATGATTAAGCATCGCTATCACAACGGCATTCACGCAACGTATAACAATGCCCTAAAGTCCGGCAGAACGATGGTTACAGGCCATCTTCACCGCTTGGCTGTTACACCTTGGGCTGACTATAATGGTCGTCGCTGGGGCGTTGACACAGGCACTCTATCGGACCCACATGGCCCGCAGTTTGATTACGCTGAGAACAACCCTTCTCCTCACACATCCGGATTTGCGGTCCTAACTTTCAAGGATGGGATGCTTCTTCCACCAGAGCTATGCGAGGTGCTAAATGGGAAAGCGTATTTCCGAGGCCAATGTGTATTCGACGGAGGAGATAGCGATGACCATCTCAGCAATTGAGTTTCTCGAAAAAGCCGCTGATCTCATGCTCGAACGTGGGCAGGAGTATGATGCCCCAGATGGTGAGCGCAGCATGGCGGCAACAGTTGCGGCGTTTAACGTTCTAACAGGGAATATCCTGTCCGAGCAGGAGGGATGGCTGTTTATGCTACTCTTGAAACTTGCGCGGCAGCATCAATCACCTGGCTGGCATCAGGATAGCTCTGAAGACGCAATTGCTTACGCTGCTCTGATGGCAGAGGCATGGCAAAACTCTGAAGAAGATGATATAGAGATTGTGTTTACGTTCTCTCCCGACGATTTTGATGAGTAGCTATGGCCCTTATTCCACTCTCTATACCGCCCGGAGTGTATCGTAGCGGCACTGAACTCCAGTCCGCAGGGCGCTGGTATGATGTGAACCTTGTCCGCTGGACTGAGGGTTCAATGGAGCCTGTAGGCGGTTGGGAGCGCCGTGGTTCTGGCACGCTGACAGGTAAATGTCGCGGCCTTCTTACATGGAAAACCAACAGCAACGTGCGTTTTGCGGCGCTTGGAACGTCATCTAAGCTCTATGTGATGACGCAATCTAGTGCGCTTGTGGATATTACGCCTACTGGCTTCACAGCGGGATCAGACGATGCTTCAACGGGTGCTGGCTTCGGCATTGGGAATTATAGTGCTGGCTATTACGGCACACCTCGTCCTGATAGCGGTTCTGTAACTCCTGCAACAACGTGGTCTCTGGATACATGGGGCGAATATCTCGTCGGCTGCTCGACATCTGACGGCAAGCTCTACGAATGGCAACTTGACTTCACAACGCCTACCAAGGCCGCTGCAATCACCAATGCGCCCACAAACTGCATTGGCCTACTCGTTACCGCTGAACGCTCCCTGTTCGCTCTGGGGGCTTCTGGTGATGGCCGTAAGGTAGCTTGGTCGGACCTTGAGAACAACACGATCTGGACACCGGCTTCTACGAACCTTGCTGGCAGCATCGAACTTCAGACGACAGGCCGCATCGTTACCGCCAAGCGCGTTCGTGGGCAGAACCTAATCCTGACAGACATTGATGCTCATACACTGACATATGTTGGGCAGCCTTTCGTTTATACCGCGGAAATTGCTGGCCGTGCGTGTGGTGCTGTATCGGCTAACTGCGCTGCCGTTCTAGATAACTTGTGCGTTTGGATGGGCGCTCGTGGCTTCCATATCTTTGATGGTTATGTAAAGCCGTTGCAGTGTGACGTTTACGACTACATCTTTAACAACATTAACACGAACCAAATCTCCAAGGTTTACGCTGTTAACAACGCTCAGTTTAATGAGGTGTGGTGGTTCTACCCATCCGCCAATTCAAACGAGAACGACAGCTATGTTGCATGGGATTATGTCGAAAACCACTGGACGATTGGCACGCTGGCCCGCACTGCTGGCACAGACCGAAGCGTATTCCGTAACCCAATTATGATTGGCGCGAACGGCTACATCTACGACCACGAAGTTGGTCTGAACTACGATAGCGGAACGCCTTACGCTGAGAGTGGTCCAGTGCAGATCGGGAATGGCGATAACATCATGTATGTTAACGAGATGATCCCTGACGAGCGTAATCAGGGTGGCGTTACGGCGACATTCAAAACCCGTTACTATCCTAATGGCAGTGAAGAGAGTTACGGCCCTTACAGCCTGACTAATCCGACATCTGTTCGCTTTAATGGCCGTCAGGTAAAGATGCGCGTTACAACCACAACACCAGCGACAAGCTGGCGAGTTGGCACGCAGCGTCTAAATGCTGTAGCTGGGGGCCGTAGGTGACACTGAAGCTACCGCCGCCTCCTGGCGCATATAATCCTGCATATGAGGCGCAACGTAACCGCCTTATCGAGCTTTATTCCAACACCCTTTACGAAAAGGGGCAGGACGTAGGTGTTTACCAGCCTGCCAAGCTGATTGTCTCGGATGCCTCTTTCATTACCACTGACAGCCACACGCCCGCTGAGGGTTCTTTGTCGTGGAATACAAATGACGGCACGCTCGACATTGGTATGGAATACGGCGTTATCCAACAGGTCGGCCAAGAGGTTTACGCCCGCGTAGAGAACATGACCGGCGTAACACTGCCAAACGGCACTGTTGTCGGCTTCTCTGGCGTTGGCGCGAACAACGTCCTGTCCGTATCAAAGTATCTAGCTGACGGCTCCACGCCTACGCTCTACATTCTCGGCGTGCTTACCCACGAACTGCCTGACAGTGGCGAAGTTGGTTACTGCACCACATTCGGCCACGTTCGCGGCATCAACACGAGCGCATTTAGCGTTGGTGATGTTCTCTACGCATCACCGACTACGGCTGGAGCATTTACCAACGTCAAGCCAACTGCGCCTGACAACGTGGTTCCCGTTGCTGCTGTCCTCAAGGTTGGAACTACGGATGGTGAGATATTCGTCCGCCCAGCCATTGAGCAGCAATACTACAACGGCCAGTTTACCAAGAACACGACAATCACTCCGGCGGCAGCCAATACGGCATATGCGCTTGCGTGGGACACGACAGTCATCACTGAGGGCATTACCCTTACAGGAAGCCCTACAACGCGCCTGACAGTGGCCCACAGCGGCCTCTACAACTTTGCCGCACGCATCCAGTTCTCGTCTGCAAACGCTAACGCAAAAGCGGCGTGGATGTGGCTGAAGAAGAACGGCACGACAAACATTGATTCAAGCACGGCTGTAGGTTCGCTTAAAGACAGCGGTGGCTACACGGTTCTGGCCATCAATGACTTCGTGTCACTGGCCGCTGGTGACTATGTGGAACTATTCTGGGCGGTGGATGACACTGGCTTGAAACCAACTAACGTAGCGGCAACAGCTTTTGCTCCATCCGCTCCGACAGCCCATGTGGCGGTTACTCAGGTTCAGCAATGATACCAGTTTACGAACAGTTTCATGCGCGCCGAAAGTATATCGAAGACGCATTAGAATACACCAAAGGCACGCACACACTAGACGATATTTGGAATGGCGTAGTTAGAGGTGACTTTCAGTTCTGGCCCGGTGACAAGTCGGCAATCATAACTGAGATACAGATATATCCCCAGACCAAGGTAATGCACATCTTCCTTGCTGGTGGAGACTTAGAAGAGCTTCTCGAAATGGAGAAGTCAGTAAGAGCGTATGCTAAAACTATTGGCTGTAATTCTATGTCAATATCTGGTAGACGGGGTTGGGTAAGGATTT